AAACATTATCACCATCAGAAATTGTTACTGTGTTAGGGTCTGAACTTAATTGCATAATTGAACCGATTGGAATAACTGAACCTGCTACAATAGTTTTCCTCTCAAAAATAGTTGGTGTTTCAATACACACTGCTTCGTTTGCCATAATCTATATGAGAAAAAAGACTATTTAAATTTATTGTTTTTTTGTTAATAATATGATTCCCGCAGGAATCAGAATTTGCGTGAAATCGCTTGCATTTCTAAGCTAATTCGGTCAAAAAAAAATAATAAAAAAAATAAAAGTAAAATTATTTCATTGATGAGATTTTGTTTTTGTAATTACTTACATTAAATTCCAATTCTTCTTTTTGCATCAAAGCAGCTTCTACATTTTCTGTCGCTGTCTTTAACATTTTTTCCATTTCTTTTAATGCTTTTTTCCAATCTTCTTTTAACATTTTAAGATTTATCAATGGCATCTTCTAAAGGTGTTCCTTTCCAAAATTCTTTTGCAGCTGCTTTACTTTTTTGTTCTTCTGTTTGTTCTTGTGGTGTTTGTCCTGCCTGTGTTGTTCCTCCTACCATTCTTTCAGCTTCAAAAGTTTCTTTTCTTTCCATTAACTTTTCTTCACGATTTAAAAGTTCTTCTTTTTTTTCATTAATAGCTTTTGCTTCGTCTAACATTGATAAACTTTCTTTTCCTTTTTCTGGTCCTGTGTTAGGTTTCCCTCCATCAAGATTTTCAGTTGTTTCTTTTGCTCCTTCTTCCTGTTTTCTTTTTTCATCCATTTTATTTACCTCCTTTTGACACTATAAATTTTATCTTCTTTGTAAATTTATTAATTTCTCTCTTTGATAAAAGTCCATCTTTATTTTCGTCAATATAATTATAAATCCATGTCAAACTAAACTCTGCTAATTTTCTCATTATTAAAAGTATAAATTTATTTAACATTTTCTTTTCATTAAGTGTTCTTTTAATTTTACTAATGCTTCTGTGTTAGATTTTATTGTAGTATTATTTATCCAAATAAAATAAATGCACATTGCTATCGGAAAGCCTAATTCTTTAACCAGATAATAAATTTCACTTGCCATTACCATTTTCTCTTTCGTTTATTCTTTTTGTTGTTATTGAAACTTCACTTCTTTTTCCTTGATTTATTTTCCCATCTTTTCCTTCATCTTCTCCTAAGTTTTCTTCAATTCTTGCTGGAAAGTCAAAGTCTACATCAAGACCTAATTGTAATTTAATATCATCTTTAGTGTCACGGATTTCTTTTTCTATAACTTGCTGGAAAGCTAAGTAAACCATTTTTGCTGATGCTTCTGTTGTTCCAGCCTCGATAGACATAATTAAAGCTGGCACTCCTCCTCCTTTAATAACTTCTTCTGTCCATTTATTTCTCCAGTTCATAGGATCTATTCCATTTTTACCAGCCTCTAATAAATCCCAACTTACAGCTGTTTCGGGAATTACCATATCATCTCCGCCATTTCTTGCTACTTTTGAGTTAGCTTTAAAGCTACTCATTGCCGTAGTGTCGTCGGTGTTTAGTTTCCAAATTACTAAAGGCACTACAAATCTATGAAACATTACACTCATGTCTTCATCAAGTTGTTTAATTTTATCTAAGAAAGTTATCAATGCTTCAATGTCAGAAGTTCCGTGAATTTCATCAGCAGTTCGATTTAAACTCATGTGAAATATTTTATCTAACTCATAAGTTTTTTCTGTTCCGTCAGTTAAAGTTTGTTTGTATTCTTTTAACATTCCTTGTGAATTAACAACATGAATCATTTCTCCTGGATTTAAAGGTTTTATATTAATTAATTTACCACTTTTATCTCGAATAATTTCTGCATAAGAATCGCCGTTAATATGTTTTATACGAATTAAATTATCTATAATTTTATTAAAAGTATCTATTCCCCATCCTTTTATTTTTCCTAGAATTTCTTCATTTCCTTTATATCCTTTTCCAACTGTCCACATTCCTAATTTATTAATTACAGATTTTACTGAAAGATGTTTTTTATAATAACCATTGTATATTGTCCAATTTGTAGATTGCCAAGTTGTTTCTTTGTTGCCTCCTGCTCTATCAACATCTTCCGACGCTGTTGTTTGAATTTTTATAGTCTGGTCTAGTTCTGAAGTTTGTGTTGATTTTATATTCGCTGTCATTTTATTCGTATTTTATTCTTACCCCCAACCATTCTAAATCATCAACTCCTTGATCATTATGTAATTGAATTCCGACAAAACTTTCAGCAACGACTTTATTCATTAAATTAGTTATGTCTACTTCTTCCATTTTTTGGCTTTGTAAATCTGGGGCGATTGAATCTGAAGAAAGATTTCCATTAAATGCTTCGTTCTTTTTTGCTGATCTAACTTCTATGTCTAAATCCCAATCATTATGTCCTGTGAATGCAACAACAACAAGTGTCGCTTTTATTATTTCAGTAAAATCTGAGGGCATCATAAAAGTTGTTCTTCCAAAATTTCCAGTAGCGAGGGTGTTTACTGCATATGTTCCAATGGCATCTATATTTTTCCCTGCTTGTGCAAAGAATTCTTTTGTAAAACTTATTTCTCTCTTTTTTTGAACTCCTACATTTGATTCTCTTGATCTTGGAAACATATTTGGAATTCCTGGTAAATCTAAAACCATTTTAAATATTAACCCCCATGAAACCTTGAACTCCATCTTCATTTAATATTCTTTCAATTTTTTCCATTCTCCAAGCATGGATATTAATTCTATCTTCTGCTTCTAATCTTGTAAACCCTATGCCACCTTCTCCAAGCATATTGAATCTAATTAATTCAATTCCTGCAAATCTTGCAGCCCACTCTGTAATTATTTTTTTTACATCAACATTTAAAGCGGCAAATGCTGCGGCAGTTAATTTAAATTTTAGAAAGTTTGTTAATTCTGCTTCTGCTAAATCTTGAAGAATTATGTGATTTGCATCTACACTTCCGTTCGTTGTGTCGATTCCAGTACCGCCCATAAAATTCATTTCTGCAACGGTCACTATGTTTGCTGTGTAAGCCATGTTTCTTATACGATACCGGGGTTTAAAGATTTATCCATAGAACACCATGCCGCTCTGACTAAGCCATCAGCAATATGTGCATCACTTCCGAAAATAATTAATTTCCCTGCTTCGGTGTAATCAAACTGAATTGATTTTAATGATTCTAAAATATCATCGCCTTTCAATAATTTTATTTTTCCTCTTTCCATTAAAACCTTAAAATTTGTGTAGATGTCTTCTTTTAATGCTTTTGTTCTTTTTTTCTCATCATTATCTAGTGGTCGTGAAGCATGACCTATCGCAATGGTTTTTCTTTTTGTTTTTTTGTCTGTTATTAATTGGTCAAAAACTCCAGTTCCAACACCATAAGCATCTATGAAGATTTGTTTAAAATTATATTTGTTTTCTAAATTTAAAATCTTTGTTGTTGTTTCTGTTGTTAAAGTTCTTTGAGTTGTGATGCTTTCAATATGGATTAAATTTTCTCTATTTGTTCTATCAATTATTTCGAAAGTTGAAAGATCTTCTCCCATTCTCGCAATATCAACACCAAGATAATATTTTTTATTTTTATTAATGCTTTCTGGTCTTTTTAAAACTTGTAATTTTTTAATTAAATCTGTATCAAAGAATTGTTTTAATTTGTCTGTGAAAACTGCTAGATATTCTTGTGCATAAGATAATTTTGTCATTCTTTCTCTTGCTTTTTTTAGGAATTCTTTTGTGTGCCTTGGGCAGTCTTCTCCTGAAATATAGTATTTTTTAAAGCTTGGGTCTTTAGAACATTTATAAAAAAACTTCTCTGTTCCATCTTTATGGATTTTTCCTGCAGGAGTTGAACCTAAATCCATACTTCCTCCAATTACAGAAAGCATCGGCATTGATGCAATAAAATATTCTTCTGACATTCTCGAGCCTTCATCAACCATTAATTTCTTTATTGTAAATCCTCTTTGACCTTCTCCTGTCTCTCCTGCCGCATAGCAGAGTATTCCTGTTCCGTTTTTAAACATTAATCGATGTTTGGTAGGTTTTTTGTCACCTTTCCAAATAACTTGATTATGATATACTTCTTTTGCATAAATTAAAGATTTCATTAAAACATGAATTGCTTGTTTTTCTGTTATTGAGTTCATTAAAACAAATTCTCCTTTCTTGTAATGTTTTAAACATAATTCTACTGCTCTTAAACTCATTGCTGTGGTTTTCCCTGCTTGTCGCCCTGCAAGAAGAAAATTATCAAAATCTTCTTTATTAAAAACATATTCTTTCTGCCAGTCATCTAAAGATAGCCATGGTCTATTAATATCATAATCTACTTTTTTAAATCTCATCTTCAGGGAACATCTCATTTATATCTTCTAAAGTTACAGGGATTCCATTTGGTACTAATTTACATTTCTGCATTATCGCTTTCTCTTCTTTCGTCGGTTTCATTATTTAATTTAATATTTTCTTTTTTTAATAAATCATATTCTGCAATTTTAATTAATTCATTTGCTGTTCTCATTGAGATTCCCCAAGTTGAACAACATAAAAAAGCAAGTTTCTTTAAATCCGGTTCTTGCGCTTTTAGAATTGAGCCTTTAATAATTCCTATTCTTTTTAATCGAACAGCTTGTCTTTCTTTTATTACATTCATGAAATAATTAAAACAATGAACTATATAAATGTTGTGTTCTCTGTATGGTAATTGGGATTAGGGCTTCTTAATTAGCTTATCTAATTCAAGCATAATAATATATCTGCCACTTAGGCTTTTGCTTATGTGCGCAGAATCGACTCGGGTTTTAGGTTAAGGAAAGAAGTAGGAGTATACAGTACACACATCTTGTTCCAAAGCATAAGGTCTTCTTTTTACCGACGATAACCGTCATTAATTGTATTCTCTAGTTACCAATTCATTTATCGATAATAGATTAATTCCTTGGATAAAGTTAACTGCCTTCAGTTGAAGTATAATCCTTATCCTAATAACCTAATTTAATAACTCCTTTAATTTATTTAAATGTTTCTTAATATTTTAAAAAATTTTTGTGAGAGATGCAGAAACATATTAACAAATAAACGTTCAAAATCGCTGTTTTTATCATTATTCCTCATATATTTCTTTTAATTAGTTATTAATTATTATTGTTATATGTTATTATATGTTTATTAATCTACAATGTTATTTAATTATATTCTACCGTAGGCGCCAGGTGTTTTTTGTTTTTTATTGTAGAGGCGATTATATTTTTATGTACTCTCGGGGGCCCCATTAATTGTTTTTAGATGTTTTTATGTTTATATTCACTCGTGGGCCCCATTTTTCTTTTATTTCCTTTTATTTTGTTAACTTTTATTCTTTTTTGATTCTTTTTTCTTTTATTTCCTTTTATTTTGTTAACTTTTATTCTTTTTTGATTCTTTTTTCTTTTATTTCCTTTTATTTTGTTAACTTTTATTCTTTTTTGATTCTTTTTTCTTTTATTTCCAGCTTTTTTGTTTAATTTAGTTTATTTTTAACTAATTAACTATTTTTATAGTTTTTTTATAAAAATTAATCATTTTTAACTTAATTTAATTAATTTCTTTATTTTTTGTATTTTTTGTATTTTTCTGTTTTTATGTAAATAATTAATTTCAATCCTAAAAAACCTAACCGAAAAACATAACCCGAGCGGCAGCGAGGGATGGGGAGCGGAGCGACCCATATAAGATGGGGGAGCAGAGCGACCCAACATCCCCCTTGGAAAAGGGGGGCAGGGGGGATTGATAAGAGATAGGCATAAGACTTATGTGCTAAGCGGAGCGGTGCTTACGGAGTAAGCATAGCCAATATGTCTTATGCTTATAAGATTAGGCTCTTGAGGCAACCCACAAGAGCCATATTTGCCTTTTTTTGTTTCCAAAACTTGCCTTATTAGTGTGAAACAGAATCAGAGATTCTGAATTGAACAGACTATTTAAGACTTTTGGAAACAATGGTCTATTTTTCAGTTTAAATAGTCTGCATGAAGACTCGGGAGGCCCAAGCGAACGATATTAATTATTCTTTCTTTGGCGGGATCATCCGAATCAACTCTTCAAGTAACTTAGTGAACTTAGTAAAAGCACAAGCGAGTTCTTTCTCTATCTCCCAAATTGTTCTATATTTTGATTCTTCCATTGTGATTCAAAAAACCTCTTTTTCCATTCTTCAAATTCTCCGTCTTTCCAAGCTCTAAAAACATATTTTACATTATCTATTTCTTCTTGTTTAAATTCTAATTCTTCCATTGTGATTATAATTTGGGTATCTTAACCCTGGAAAATAAAATAATAAAAATAAATAGTTATTCGGTTTAACGAATTACTCGAAGGCTTCTTTTGCTTGTTTAACCAATTCAATCGCACATTCCATTGTTACATTTTCAAAGTTATTTTCTTTTTCAGCTTTATCGTGCTTACTTATCAAAGTAACAAATATATCTTTCGCATAACTCACATACATCGATGTTGGCTCAAACTTCTTCGAAACTGTCTTAACAGGTGCAGGTGCTTCTTGAGGTGATTCTGTCTTTGTTTCTCCTCTTACTTCCTCATAACATCGTGATATATTCTTAAAATCACCTTTTTCTATTAATTCAACTGATGCAGAAAATCCACATAGTTTCTTTAATGCTTCAATCGCAATGCTGTCGAAACAACTTACCCAACCTTCCGAAGTGTTAAATCTACAATAACCTTTTCCTAGTTTTGTTTTTTTATCCTCGAAGTCTTTAATTTCAATTGTTTTTTTCATTTGCTCGCTCTACCTCCCTTCTAGATTCTGTTTGAATGTTCAC